TCGCCGCGAGCGCCGGGATCCCGTCTCCCTGCTCGAGCTTGGCCTGGATCAGGTCGCCGGTCGCTCGAACCGTGAGCTTGGGGTCCTCGTGCTTCAGGCCGGCCCAAAGAAGCGCGCGCATGCCCGGGAAAGAGACGCTTTCGCCGGTGATGAACTCCATCACCTCTTTGCCGGCGACCTCGCCGGCGTCGGCGATGGCGTTGAAATCGAGCAGCAGATTGCGCTCTTTATCGAGCGTGATCGAAACGGAACGCGGCATGTCTTTAACCTCCAAAATCAGCGTTGAGGTTTGAGAGAAAAGCTTTGAGATCGGAAATCCAATCTCGGCCCTCAACGCTCAACGCTTTTCTCTCTAACTGGGTTCCACCTGGTCGAGCGGGCCGTTGCCCTGGAAGTCCAGCGCGAGAGTGTCGACGTCGTTGTGCGGCGCCGACTCGGACAGATCGCCGACCACCGCCATGCCTTCCTCGGCGTCGCCGTTTTCCTTGAGCACGCGGACGTGCACGTCCTGGCGCGCGCGCCAGATCGCGTTCAACACGACCTGGGTGTGATCATCGGTGATCTTGACCATGTCGCCCTTGACCGACCAGTCGAGGAAGGTTTGCACCCGGTTCGGCCACGCGCCCGAGCTTTTGTGCCGCGCGTCGGCGATCTCGGTGGTTTTCTGAAGCGTCATGCCGCGCTGGCCGCCGAGCAGTTCCCAGGTGGGATCGTTGGTGTCGGCGATCTGGGTCGCCGCGTCGACGTGCGTGTTGATGTAGATGAGTACGTCTATGCCGGGTACTTCGTTTGCCATGGAAAGAATCCCCCTTTAAGAGTTCAAATCGTTCAATCGCTGCGCTCCGTTCAAGCCGTTCAAATCGTTTTGAACGGAGGCGTCCGCGCCGGTTGAACGGCTTGAACGTTTTGAACGTGTTTTTTTCATCTTCACGTCAGTTGAATGTGAAATCGGTATTCGATATCGGCCCCGGCCCGGGGCAATTCTTTGTCGACGTAGAGCCAGTGCGTGGCGCCGGGCAGCGTATCCATGCAGAGCCCGCCCCAGGTCCGGTCGCCGCCGTTTTTCATCGCCTCTTTGATCGCGTAGACCGCCTGGCTGAGCATAATGCCCGCGTGCTGATCTTCCTCGTCGGCCAGGGTGCGCAGGATAATGTCGAAGTCGGTGACGTTGTGAGTCTTCGATGCGCGGTGCTCTTCGTTCATCAATGGGATGATCGACGTCGCCGGCCGCGGCACTTTGAAATGCTCGATGCGCCCGAGCTCGACCGTGGCCAGCAGCGCAACGGTGGCGAGCTGCGTCTGGATCGCCAGCAGCAGCAGCGTCGATTTATCGTTCGGATCGGTTGCCATGGTCTCTCGGACTAAACTCGTTCAAGCCGCGCGCGCCGGTTGAACGTTTTGAACGTCTTGAACCTCTTCATTTCCTACGCCGCGAACTTGAACGCGCGCTTGATCTCTTCCGGCACTTTGGTTTTCAGATAATCGGTCAGCTTCGAAATGATCCGTTTGCGGCTGAACACCAGCGCGACCGAGGGGCCGAAGAGCTCGCGGATCGGCAGGCGCCCGGCGCCGACGCGTTTGAAGACGCCGACGTGGCCGCTTTTCAGCGCGGCGATGAACGAGCCGGGGATAAGCCGGCCTTCGTTGCCGTAGCGCACGCCGCCGGCGGGCCGGCGCTTGGTGACGCTCTTGGGCTTGGGACGCATCTCGTAGATCGGCACGCGGTCTTTCTTGGACGAGAAGCCGACGATCTTGGCCTCGGGCTTTTGCGCCGTGGCGCGGCTGACCGTCAGGTTTCCCCGGATGGTTTTCTGCGCGGTGGCGCCGATGTCTTTCTGGATCTCGCGCACCGAGAGCGTGTAGCCGCCCTGGGCGGCGCGGTTGATGCCGGCGGCCGCGGCGCGCGGATAGCGCTTGACCGACTGCTGGAGCTTGCGCTCGAGCGCGGCGTGGTCGAACTTGACGTTGATCGCGTTGGCCATGGCTTACGCAGCCCCCGCGACCGCGCCGGTCTCGGCCGGGGAAATGTCCACCATACGATTTTGGATTTTAGATTTTGGATTTTGGATTGCCGGATCCTCGGCCCGATAATGCTTCGCGACCCATTGGTAGTCGTGCCGGCGGCCGGCGATAAACTCCCACGGCTTGATCGTGCCGTTGAAGGTCACCAGTCTCGCGTTCGCCGGCGGTGCTTCCTTGTATTTTTGCGTGCGATAGAGGTCGTCAATGAAACCGTAGACGCCGTCGCCCTGGTCCCAGCCTTTTTCATCACCAAGGATATGGTTCAACCACGCTTGGTCCGAACCGAGAAAGCGCGCAGCGGCAACGATGGACTCGTGGCCTTTGAACTCTTTCCAGACTTTTTCGCGCGCGCCGGCGTTCATCATCCACATGGAGGCCTGATAGGTGCCGAGCTTTTCATGTCCCTTGCGCGGGACGCGGCGGATGATCCGAAAGTCATCGTCGTGCGTGAACAGCGAGTCGAGGTTGGCCAGCGGCAAGACGTCGAGATCGATGCTTACGAATTTTGGATTTTCGATTTTGGATTTTGGATTGTCGGACTCGCCCAGGGCCCCATGGAGGATGTCGGCGAACTCGGCGCTGAAGGCTTTGAGCCGCGTGTAGCAAAACGGGTTGAAGCGGCCGGTGGAGAGGCGTTTCAGATCGCGCCAGTCGTTCCATAGCGGGATGAGTTCGATCCGAGGATCGAACGGATTTTGGATTTTCGATTTTGGATTTTGGATTGCCGCCGGATGATCAGTCAGCAGGACGAAGCGATGCGGGATCGTCAGATGGCGCTCGAGCATGGCGACCCAGATATTCGCGTGCTCGGGCGTGTAGTGGCTGCGGCACTCTTTCTGGTGCCACAGCCACCCGACGATCGTGAGTTTTTCCATTGCGCGATTAGGAAGCGGACTCGGTCGCGTCCATGACTACGACAGCCGCTGGCTTGCAATTCAAACAAAGCGGGTTGGACTGTGCTTCCATGGCCACGCCCTTCCCGAAATCGAGCATCTCCGCGCGGGCTTCGATCGGCGCGCCGTTCGGATCCGGAATTTGATTGACTCTGTCGATGTAATCGGAGGGTCCAAAAAATTCCATGAACGCGCTGGTGCCGAGCGGCACCAGATATGATTTGCCGGTGGCGATGAAATCCACGCCGCCGACGCTGCCGCGATAGTTGACCCAGCGAATGCCCATGAAGTCGAAGTCGCCGTAGGCGCGGCTCTGATCGCGCAGGCTCGCCGCCGCCGTCCAGTTGAGATAGGTATTTTTGACGCTCGGGTGTCCGGTCAGCAGGTCGAAAAATTGGTCGCCGCAGAGCGCGACGAAGCCGCTCTGGCGCTGATTGCCCAGCGCGTTCATGCTCTTTCTGACCGCCTCGCGAATCTGCGTAATGACGTCGGTGTTGGTGTCGTCGAGATTCATCCCGTGGGTTTGCTGCGTCACTTCGAATTCATCGAAGAGATCGTAGATGGTCGTGGTGCCGTCCGAGTCGAGAATCAAACCCTTGATGGCCCCGAGGCGATGGAACTCCAGAGTTGATTCGATGTCCGCGCGCATTTTGTTTAGTTTGCGGTCGCGCAGCGCCTCTACGGTCAGCAGGACTTGCTGCGGCGTCATGCCGTTGGCATAGGCGCGCACGCCCTGAATCTCTTCGGCCATGACCGCGTCGCGGGTCGCGATGTGCGGCACGACGAACGGCCGCGCTTTGCGCTTATCGTTGGAGCGCGAAGCTGGCACGCCGCCCCAGGGACCGGTCGGCACCATTTTGAGCGTGTTGTAATCTTCCTCGACGATGACGTCGCGGGTCGGCACGCCTTGTGATTGGAAGATGCCCAAACCGCCGATCAAGTCGGGCTTGAAGTCGTCGTGGTTGATGGAGGCGGTGAGCGTCGACATCTTGAAGGCGTCGCCGGAAAAAATATCGAGTACCTGATCGGCCATGGCGGGTTTTCTCCTATTTTGGATTTCCGATTTTGGATTTTGGATTGGGGGAAAAACTTCCCTGAACAATCCGCCTTTTTTAGTTGTAGTCGGTGCGGATGCGGATCCCGAGGGTTTCGAGATCGGCCTTGCCGTTGGTGATGTCCGTCGCATCGTTGCTGTCCGCGAAAACCAACAAATCGTCCTTGACCTCGGCGTCGCGGTCGATGATCACGCCGGGGAGGTCGCCGTCGGTGGCGTCCACCGCACAGACGAGAATTCCCGCGGCGGTTTCGGTGCCGTCGCTGTTGTCGTCGTCGTAGGCGGAGTATTTGCCGCCGGACGTGATCTTGCCGACCACCGTGCCGGCCGCGAGGTTCTGGCCGGAAGCGATGGT